CCTAAAGGAGACGTGGCGGATTTTCAAGGATCTTGGCGAGGTCGTGAAGGAAGGCGCTATCGCGTTTCAGAATATCATCGGACTATTCAGTGGGGATAAATCCATCGAGGGTACTGCGCTGAGCTTCGACACGATGGCGAAGTCTGTCGAGCACGTCGAGCACGCCATCGAGAAGATGCTCAACGGTTTCCTCAATGCGGAGAAAACGCTTGCCCATGCGTCGGTATCCATGTCGCTGCTCTTGCACGGGGATCTACATGGCGCCGGTGCGGAAATGCAGCAGGCGCTTCATGCTCCGCAGGTGGACGAGAACGGCAAACCGATCATCGATCCGGAGACAGGCGAGCAGAAAACCCAAAGCGGATGGGTAAGCGGCTTGGAGTTGGCCGGCTTCGGAGCGCTGGGGATAAACATGGCTGGCGGGGTGCTGAAGGCTGGCGGGCGGTTCCTGAAATTGCCCCTTGCCGTCGCCAAATCCCCATTCAAGTTTGCAAAGTGGATTAAGGGATTGGGTGGTGCGGTTGCGGAAGCCGAAGGCGCTGAAGTTGCCGCTGGTGCCACAGCGGGGGCTGGCGAGGCAGTGGCGGGCGGCGCAGTGGCAGCGGGGGCAGAGGCGGGTGGTACGGGGCTACTCAGTATGCTTGGCCCGGTGGGGTGGACAATCCTGGGCGGTATCGGACTGAACTGGGCGGCACGCTCGATCTTCCCGAAGTTTAAGCAATGGGAGAACAACGCGGTATCGGGCATCTTCGGTGGAGGCAAACCGGCAGAAGAAACGCCAGAATCCGGTGGAGGCCAAACGAGTGGCCTTGATTGGTTCACTAGGGATTATTTCGTTCCGTTTGTCAGGATATTCGAGTCTTTCTCAAAACAGTTTGATATATTTGCCGCACGTTTTACTGGTGCCCCTAGCGCTTCGCCAATGCCATCTCCAGCGGGGACTGGCGCGGCAGCGGCGGTGGCGGCGGCGCAAGCAGAAAAACCACCCGCAACGCAGCAACCGCAACAACCATTCACGCCGCCACTCGGAATGGATTCATCACTGAAGGGGTGGGCGCCTAGAAGCGGCGCAGAGCCACCAAAAGGCGCGGGGCAGCTATCGACACAACCGACGCCTCTGACCACTGGCGCAACTCCTGTCAAGCCAGGTGAGACGCCATTAACGAAGGCATATCAGTTTTTGGATGCCGATGCGGCGCTGGCGCAAATCAATAGGAATATTGGGCCAAAAGGCGCGGGGCAGCTATCGACACAACAGTTTTTGGATGCCATCGCGGGCGTCGAGTCTGGCGGGAAAGCGAACGCATTGAGCATCCGCAATAACAATGCTGGCAACCTAATGATTGGTAGCCAGTATCGCAAGTACCTCACGAAGAAGGAAGGCGACGATGCGGCGCTGGCGCAAATCAATAGGAATATTGGGCGCGGCCTAACGTTGAATGAGTTCTTCGCAGGGAAACCCGGTGTGTATCCTGGTTGGGCGCCAGCAGATGATGGGAAAACTCCGGCGCTGAAAGGTAATAATCCAGCAGCCTATGCGGCGAGAGTGGCGAATCAACTTCACATTGATCCTAACGTTCCGCTCAATCGTATGCAATGGACCCCAACACCGTCCGCGCAAGCCAGCGGCGGCATGAAGCAGACGGTGACCATCGCTCTCGGTGGGATCTACATCACGCAACCGAACGCCGACGCGCAACAGATCCAGCGAGCGGTGGCGGAAGGCGGCCGGAAGTTGATGGAAAGCCAGAGCCAGTTCGCGCAGTTGCAGCTTACCCCTGCTTGGGGATAAACAATGGGAACGGTAAACACAGCGCTGGCGTTGGCGACAGAGGCGGCATCCGCCTACTGGCAGATATTCTATTCGATAAGTGCGAAGGCTGCGCTGGCTGGAGATTACGCCCAAGTCCCAGGCTACAACGGCCCGTGGCGCCCGCCGCAATGGTCGCCCAACGCGCAGGCAGCGTTCACCATCATGCCCGTGGCCAGCAGCGGTGCTGTTGGGCCGCGGCAGATTTTCGTGTTCGACGGAACAATCCGCGCGGAGCACGAGCAGCAGTCGATCGTCACGTTGATCCCGGTGCAGACCGGCGCGGCGATTACAGATCACGTTTACGCCATGCCGGCTAGGTTGACTGTTGAGATCGCCATGAGCGATGCGATGCAGTCCTACACAATTGGGCAATGGACCACCGGGCCAAGCCGAAGCATTTCAGCCTACCAGCAACTGAAGGCGCTCCAGCTCGCGGGCACGCCGCTGACCATCGCCACAAAGCTGGAAACTTACCCGCTGATGGTGATCACAGATTGCCGGGCAGAGGAAACCAAGGATACCAAGTACGCGCTCAAAGCGACGGCGACGTTCACACAGATCCTCACATCTCTCATAGAGGCCAACCAGTCAAATCTGAACTTCGACATGACCGGAGTCGATACGTCTGGGATTCCCCAGACGGTACCATCCACTGCGGATGGGGGGCAGGCGCAAGGGCAACCAACTACACCAACGACTCAGAGCATATATGGCGTCACGCCAGTCGGTCCTGGGGAAACCCAATTGACGACAGTGGGCGGTGCAGGGAATTTCAGCAGCACGCCTACGCCTCTGACCACTGGCGCAACTCCTGTCAAGCCTGGTGAAACGCCATTGACTACATCCTACATCGTGCCACTCAACTCGACGCCGAACCAATTGGTCTCGGTGAATTTGCCGGGCATTTAATGACACTGAACTTGTTCGTTTACTACAACTCGGCAGGTGATTTTTGGGTGATGGACATAAGCGATGCGTCCGGCAACCCCCTGGTTAGTTCTGTGCCGCTCTTGACTGGCGTCTGGCCAGCGTCAAATCTTCTGATGCCGTATGCGTACATGGGGATTGGATCGTGCGTAATCATTGATTTAACCGGGACCGGGGGGATTCCGGATTCGACCACATTAGGGACTGGATATAAGATCCTGTGGAGTAATTGAAATGTCCAGCGCACCACAGCCATACCCGTATCCGTTCGGCAGAGCATGGCAGATTTCCGTCACGACACAGCAGGCTCCTCCCGCAGTTGGGCCAGCCAACCCCAATGCGCCAGCAGGGGCGACGTACACAGTCAGCAGCACGGTGGCGAGCGACGAATCACCGCTGCGCGTGACATTTAACATCGATACATTTGCGCTGCTGGCATACTGGGTGGCAGAAATCTCGATTTACAACCTCAACCCATCCACCGCACAGGCAATCACAGCAGGGGCCGGGAGCCCTGACATATCGAGCCTCTGGGCCATGAACAAGCCCATCGTCGCCGGGGATACGGTTAGCGTGAGCGCGGGGTACTTGCCTCCTGGCGGTGGGCCGTTCGAGCCTGGTGCAAATCTGATCTACACTGGGAAGGTCTACCAGCCGATGTGGACGCGCGAGAACGTGGTGGACTACAAGCTCACGCTTAGGTGCGTCTCGCAATTGGTGCAGGACGCCTTTAATTACTCCAGCTTCTCATTGGCCGCTGGAGCTACAGACCGGCAAACGCTCGACACTATTTGCGGCAAAGCGGGCATACAGATAGATCCGACCAGCGATCAGGCGGCGTTTGAGCGAATGGGAAACAGGACGTATTCAAGAGGACAGGCAATCAACGGCAAGCCATTGGACGTGCTGGACCCGATCATAAAGCAGAATGGGTTATCTGCATGGTTGGGACCGAATGGCCTGTGCGTCCGGTTGTTCGATCCGAACGCCCCGATAGCAACGCCAGACTTTGCATACGGGCCGCCGAACCTGGCGGGCGACTACACCACGGGCGGGACGACCACGGGTAGCGTCAAGCACACGCTCATCGATACTCCAGAGCAAACGCAAGATGGGATCAGGTTCAAGGTGCTTATGGATTCGGGTCTCAGCATCGGCAACATCGTGCAAATCGCTCCTGGATCACTGCCGGTACCGTTTGCATTTACGTACAGAAGTCAGCGGCCAGCCGTGCCAAACCAGCCAGGTATTTACGTAGTGCAGGGATTGCGGCACTACGGCGACTCGCGCGGACGTGCTGCCGATTGGTACACAGAAGTCACCGGCGTGACCATGAACTTCTTCGCGAGTTTCTTGACGCCTGGGTTGCAGGCTGGCGGAACAGCCATTACGAACTGAAATGACGCCTTCAAATACAGGACCGACGCTGGCACAAAGGCTCACGCCTGCGATTTCCGGATTCCAGGCGGTGATGGACAAAGTCGCGCAGTCGATGCGCGTGGCGCTGCCTGGTGTGGTGCAGTCCTTTGATCCAGGGCCGCCGGCCACAGTGACTGTTCTCGTGGCGACATCCGAATGGGTGGATGCAACCCAACAGTTCTGGCGGGGTCAACCTGGGTTCGTTGGACCCGCTACGCCAAATCCGAACGCAACGACCAGTAGCGGGCCGGTGACGTTGCCACTCCTCCAGGACGTTCCGGTCGTCACGCTTGGCGGCGGGGGATGGACGCTCACATTCCCGATCCAGGTGGGCGACGAGTGCTTGGTGATTTTCACCGACACGCCGCTCGATGTTTGGCTGCAAAATGGCGGGACGGGGAACGCTCCGATCAGCCAGCGGCGCCACAGCCTGTCCGACGCCGTGGCGATTGTCGGGTGGCGCTCGACGCCGCGGGGTCTGGCGAATTACTCGCTCACGGATGTACAACTCCGTAACGAAGACGGGTCCGTGATTATTGGTGCGAATAACGACCAGATCACGGTAACCGCCCCGAAGGTGGTAGTGAACACCACCGGGGATACAGACATCACAGCCGGCGGAGACGTGAACGTGCAGTCCAGCGGGAAGACAAGTGTGCAGGCTGCCGGGGATGTGGACATCAAGAGCACTGGTGGCAATGTGAACGTGACCAGCGACAGCGGGGATGTAAGCGTTGCCTGTGCAACTGGTACCGCGAGTATTTCGGCAAAGAATATTAGCCTGAGCGGGACCACCCAACTCGATCTTGAAGGCGCATTGGTAAAAATTGCTCTGCGCACGTTCCTGCTCCATACCCATACTGGCGGAACGATACTGGGCCTAACAGGGCCAGTGGTATAGGAATAATTTATGCGAGCCGCATTGATCTTACTCTTCGTCTCATCCGGCCTGGCTTTCGGGCAGTCGCCCACCATCTCCTGCGTCGGCACGCCTGGCAATACGACGGGCGTGTACCAGCAGCAGTGCAACGCCAGCACCGGGGCAACCTACGCGTGTGGTGCCAGATCCGGTTGCACTGTCGCGTCGGATTGGGGGGTGTCAACGGCGCTGGATTTCAATACGCAGGTCAAAAACAGAGTAGCGGCGGGATTGACATATACCGCTCCCGGCGCAGGGGCCGTAGCGCGCACGGCGCAGGGCAAGTTGGGCGATATGGTAAGCGTGATGGATTACGGGGCGACGGGAGATGGGACGACGGACGATACGGCAGCTATTCAGGCCGCAATGGTTGCAGGGACGCACGTTGTCATTCCTCCGACAGCAAGCGGGTACAAAATTACGTCGCCGTTAAAGTGTCGGGCGAACCAATGGGTTGAAGGGGCGGGGCAGATCGGAGCGGCAACAATCAATAACAGCGCCAACTCCGACGCTTTCCAATGCACGAACAATACTTCTGTTTGCGCTACGGGGGATTGCGGAAGATTCATCAAGATCACCAATTTGCGGATTCATGATACGGCGTCATCCCGCACCCAAGGGGCCGGGCTGAACCTCAATGGTACGACCGTCTCCAGTTCCGAGTTCACTCTGGAGGACGTGTACGTGGATGGTCATTGGGATTGTGTGGACATGGCCTCCACGATCATCACTACCCTTCGCCATGTAAACTGTGCGTCGCCTGCCAATGACGGGCTTTCTATCCCTAATGGGGGTCTGGTCGCCGGGTACGTGAACACATCCGGCACGTCGGTTACATGGGCTAGCGGATCTACGTTTATCACCGATCCAGACGTAATTTCCTGGGTAGGCGCTCCGATTGTGATAAACGGGGTTACATACTATGTGTCTTCCGTAGCGAGCTCTACGGCTCTGGTGTTGACGGCGACTGCGGGAACCCAATCAAACGTGACCTACTCCGTATCTCCAATAGGCACATCTACATCTACGACCTTTCTGAATACCTATGTAGATGGGGCGTCAAGGGACAGCTACCACGTGCAGGGGACTGCCTCCGAGGCAATGAATTGGATAGGAACAGCATCGGATTTGCCAGGGAGGGACTGCTACCACATCGGGGATAATCCCAATCCAGGCTCAGCTGCCGGGTCGTCGGATATCACTTTCATCAGCCTGGGGTGCGAGGCTCCAGGGCAGGGAGTCCGGGGGACCGTTAACACCTCTGGCACTGCTGTAACATGGGTTAGCGGAACTCACTTCATGACTGGAGTGGACTCGGCTTCTTGGGTGGGCCAGACGATAACCATAAACTCGTCGAGTTACACGGTATCGTCCGTAACTAGCTCTACGGCTTTAGTCTTGACTTCAAGCGCAGGTACTCACACCGGGGTTTCCTATGTTGGGCCAGCAATAGGCAATGGGTTCTACCAGGCCCTCGGATTCAACACCTCAATCGTCGAGCCCTACATTAATTATCTTCTGAACGGCAATGGATTTGAGTTTGCCGGCACGAATTTAGTAAACATCATCGGAGGGACCGCGCAGTACGATTCGGGTTCTCCAACGAGCGGATACTACTACATACAAACCGAACCATCCGCGAGTGGGGTTGGTCCTGAGTTCATAAACTGGCAGGGATCTCGGTGGCAGGGAGTGAACACTATTAGCCGTCCTTGGTTCTGCGACGTTTATAATGGATCTGGGACAGTGACCTCATCGGGAACGGAGGTTGCAGGAGGGTGGGCCGTGGCGCGGGCGACGGGTAGCTATTTTAGCGTCCCTCCCTTAGCAACAATGGTAGGTGAAACAATCACTATTGCTGGTAGTCCATATACTGTGGGGTCAGTCGTGGATTATGGGGACATAACAGTAACGACAAACCCCACCCTAAACTCTTCGCCTGTGAATTTTTCTTTCTCTTCCTGTAAGGGTGGCGCAACAAGTGGTACCATCGGCAGTCGGCTCTACGGAAACAACTTCACCTATAACGGTACTGCGCCCCTTGGTACCCAGTTGACAAGCATCATGGCCGCAACAATAACTATTGGAACTGTTTACCAAGCTCCAAACGTCCCAATCACAGTCAGGTCCTCCATATCGGGAACTGGGACGGTCACAGCGTTGGCGGGCCCGACCCCCAATCCAGGTTCTTACCCAGTGGCAACCGTGACCCCAGGAACTTCGGGCGGTACCTCAGAGATATCGTTCGATGTCCCTGCAAATTGGTACTATGAGATTTCCCAGACCAGCGGAACTAACACAGTCGTATCTTCTTCGATAGCACAGTGACATGCAGTGCTTAACCATCACCGGGACGATTGATGGCTACAACGCTGTCTTCGCGGTGAGTCCTGCCCCGACGTTCGTCAAGGTGTATCGCAACACGCTCTTGCAGGCGCCGAACCAGGACTACTCGCTTGGGACGGCCGGCGCGTCCAGCCTGCCAGTCGAGTTTATGCCAACGTCCATCCCGCAACCGGGCGACGCGCTCGTGGCTGTAGGTGAGGTCTAATGTCCGTTTACTTGGCGGTGTACGGCGCGATTAACGGGCAGAACACGGCATTCACGATGAGCGCATTGCCGGACCCGTCCTACTTGGAGCTTTACAAGAACGGGCAGTTGCAGCCGGGCGCGGATTATTCCTACATCCTGAACAGGATCAGTTGGCTGAATCCTTCCACGATTCCGAACGGTTCGGACTCGCTGATCGCGATCACCGATTGGGCAACACCGATCCCATCCAACCTGCCGGCCAATCCGAACCTTGGGACGGGTGGCGTCATCACTGTGCGCGCGCTAAGCGTGGACGGCGATCCGATGCGCGGTAACGGGCTTGCTAACTTCCTAGGGAACATCGATGCGGTGGGCCAGATCATCGCCACGCGGCTGAAGTTACTGGCGGGCGAAGTGTTCTGGAACGTGTCTGAAGGGACGCCGCTATTCCAAAGCCTGCTTGGTGTCTCCACCAACTCGCAAGCCGTGGCGCTGATCCTGCGCAACCGGATCTTGGGGACTCCGTACGTGACGGGGATCTCATCGCTGGTGGTCAAGTACGGACCAGCGGGCCGGACATTCGCGTTCTCAGCGGTGGTGCAGACGGCGTTCGGCGCGCTAACTGTGGGCAATGCGCCTTCCAGCCAGACGTTCGGCGGGGCCAACGGAACGTGGGGGACGGCGCAAGGAACATGGGGAGGCGTACAGCAATCATGAAACTCCGAATCATTTTGATATCGATCGTTCTCGCCGCGTCCGCCTGGGGACAGGCGTGCAAGGGGACGCCCGATCCGCGAACGTGGAGCGGAACATGGGCTGGCGGGACGACGTTCGCTTCATGCAACGTGGTGTTCTACGCGCCAAACTCTTCGGCCTACGTGAGTCTGCAAGGCGGGAACCTGGGCAACGAGCCCGACACGTCGCCTACTTGGTGGACGCTGCTCTACGGCTCGCCGGTGTTTTTACAAAGCACCACACCGCTTCAAGGATCGCAGATCGCGCTCGACTATAATCTGGCGTACACGCTCAACGCGGCGCCAGCGGGCGTGCCGTACACCGGGGCCACGGGGGACGTTAACCTGGGGACGCACTCGCTGACGGCGCAGGCGCTGACGTTGGCACCTTCGTTTTTGATGTCGGTGGGGACGGGGACGACTGGCGGAAACTTCTTTTTGGGCAGCGGCGGTCAGGTCAACACGACCGGAACGTACAATGCCGGTGCTGGCTTCGACGCGCTACTGTCCAACACGACAGGCAGCGGAAACTTGGCATCTGGAAGTTATGCGTTGTTCTCGAACACCACGGGAAGCGGCAATAGTGCTGCCGGGGTACGGTCACTGTTCCAAAACACCAGTGGGTCGTCTAATAGTGCGTTCGGCGGGCTCGCGCTTAATGCCAACACTACAGGGGCCTACAACACAGGTACGGGATATCAATCCTTGGCACTTAACACCACGGGAATCGATAATACAGCAAACGGTTATTCTTCGCTATTCTCGAACACCACAGGCACGGACAATAGCGCCTTCGGTTACGATGCGTTGGGGGGCAACTCGACTGGAAACTACAACCAAGCATTTGGAGAAAATGCCCTAGGATATCTCACAACGGGATCTTATAACAGTGGTGTCGGGCTGAATGCTGGAGCCAGCATCGGTGGCGGCTCCGCAAACCATACGTCAACATATTCGGTTTACGTTGGAGTCAACACCGAGGCTCTGGCAGACGGAGACACCAACGAGATTGTGATCGGCGCAGGCGCCGTCGGCCTTGGCAGCAACACAGCACAGATCGGCACGTCGGCCACAACGGTGCTTGGCGTCGGCGCAGTCTCCTGGTCCCACGGTTTTGGCTCGCCGGGCGGCTCCTGTGTTAACGGCAGCATCTACACCGCGACGAACGGGACGACGACGGGACTACTTTGGGTCTGTGGGTCCAGCACATGGCAGTCAATTAAATAAAGCGAGGCCAATATGGCGTACCAGCCCCCTTCGATTGGATCAGACGGATTCAGCATACCCTCCTATCAGGCCATCCTTGCATGGCTGAACCAGAATTATCTCGCAATTTTCGGCCAATCGGCATATTTGGGGAGCGATTCCGCCGATGAAATGGACATAGCGATCAGGTCGCTCCAGGCAGCCAATACGAACCAAGCGCTCCAGGCGATCTACCTCAGCTTCAATCCACTGACCGCCATCGGTGCATCCTTGGACCTGATCGGCATGTTGATCGGAACACGCCGGGATGCAGCCACCAATTCGACTGTGGTTGTCACACTGACAGGGAATCCAGGAACGGTAATCACGAGCGGAGTGGTTAGCGACACAAACGGAAATTACTGGAACCTTGGATCGCCAGCCACCATCGGCGGCGGGGGGACAGTGAACGTCATTGCGACCGCGCAGAACGTCGGGGCAATCACGGTCAACATCGGGGCGGTGACCACCATCGTGACGCCGACGGCCGGCTGGACATCGGTTACGAACAGCGCAGCGGGCGTCCCTGGCGTTCCGGTGGAAGCCGACTCCCATTACCGGGCACGGCTCCTGATATCGCAGTCCCAGCCGTCCCTGGCGCTCAGAACAGGCACAGCAGCGAATGTGGCCGGCGTCGCGGGCGTGACGCGATCTATCGTCTACGAGAACCAGTACGGAAATACGACCAGTTACGGTGTCTGTAACACGGCGAACGTGGATAGCGCGAGCCCGCCGAACGATAACGTCATTATCCTGGAGACCGGGTATCCTTTCGATGCCACGATGGTCGGGAATGCTGCGGTCATCAACAACGGCTCTCCCAATACGATTCTTGGCTACGTGTCGCCAACCGAACTCACATTGACCACGCCGCCGGGGACGCAGACCGGAGTGCCCTTCTACATCGGGGACGGCATCGCGCTTGGCCCGAAGAACTCGATCACCTGCGTGGTGGAAGGCGGCGCCGCTGCGGCCATCGCCCTGGCCATCTACACGAATAAGTGTCCAGGCTGCCTGACGAATGGGACGACCAGCACCACGGTGACGGACCCGAACAATCCTACCGTAGCGATGGTGATTTCCTTCGACGTGCTGGCCTACCTGCCAATCTACGTGTCGCTGAACGTCCACCCACTCCAGGGATTCACCAGCGCGACCCAGGCCGCCATCATCGCCAACATCGTGGCATATCTGAACAGCCTCGGCATCGGGCATAGCGTGGTCTGGAGCGAACTGTTCGGTGCGGCCGTCATGGCGAACCCGAATCCAGCCGCGCCGCTGTTCTCAATCCATGCGCTGACGTTGGGCGTGGCGCCGGGGCCGAGCGGTACCGCAGACGTGCCCGTTTCGTACAACGTTGCGTCGTCAGGGATCACTGCCGACGTGATCGTGACTCTGGTATAAAGCGCATGAGCCCGCAGCCCACAAACTACTACCTGTCCCTGCTGCCATCGCAATATCGCGGGGAGCCCGCGATGACGGCATGGCTCACAGCGAACTTGCAGCTCTACCAGGACGTGCTGGCGTGCGCCATTTCGTTTCCGCAAGCGTTCTCAATCACCGATGCAGTGGGTCCGCAGCTCGACGTGCTTGGCTCAATCATCGGCCAGCCGCGGCAAGTAGGATTTCAGCCGACGCCGGTTGGCTCGCCACCCGAAACGGTGAGCCCGGTCCTGGACGATCCAACATATCGGCTCTTGCTCCAGGCCACCATCTTGCAGAACCACTGGGACGGAACCATCCCAGGCGTTCTGGCTATCTGGAAGGCGCTGTTCCCTGGCGGGACAATGATCTTCACCGACAACCAGGATATGACGGTGTCGATCTACGTGGCTGGGGCGTTCACGTCGCAACTCGTGATCGACCTCGTAATTCACGGGCTTATGCTCCCGAGGCCAGAGGGCGTTAATTTCATCTTTACTTTTGCGGAACTCCCGATGCTTGGGTTCGACTCCGACTCTGCGTTTATCGCCGGTCTAGATCTCGGCAAGTTTGTCGCCAGGTAACAGGAAAAAATATGTCAACCAACTTTCTTCCGTTCAATATCGGATTGGCGAATGCCGAGTCGGATGCCACGTATTCAACCGATCCGCTTCGCACGGGGGGCGCCGTAACGGATGGCGTACTGCCATCTCCGTTCACCAACAAGGCATGGTATCAGTGGTCGGTCTTTGTGGCTGCGCTGGCGCAATCGCTGGCTAACAAGGGATACGTCGTCTCTGATTCCGATTTCTCCAATCTGGTCGCGGTCCTGTCCAACATCAGGACGCTTGCCGACGTGTCCGGCGGCATCCAGACCGTCACATATTCCTCGTCGGTAATCTTCAACGCTGCGTCCTTCAACTCCTTCGACTTGACGTTGACAGGCAACGTCGCATCCTCGAACATCACAGGGCAGGCCGCCGGCCAGACGCTGCTGTTCATCATCGCGCAGGATGGGACCGGGGGCCGGACGTTCGCCTGGCCGTCGTCGCTCACCAATCCGGGGGCGATCTGCTCGCTGGCCAACAGCATCACCATCCAAATGTTCATCGTGCGGCCGAGCGGCGCCATCGTGCCCATCACCCAGGCGCTCTGGATTAGCGGGTCCGGTTTGATTGTTCAGCTTCCAGCAGTGGTCTCTATTAGTTCCAGCGGAAACGTCGCCAGCACGGCACAGGAGATCGTCGAACTTGTGGACGCATCCGGCGGGGCAATCACGCGGACGCTTTTCTCTGCGGTTGGTCGGGCGGGATTCAAGGTCAACATCAAGAAAACCGATGCGAGCCAGAACGCCGTGACTATCGCCGGGTATTCCGGCCAAACCATTGATAGGCAGGCCAGCATCGCGGATTCTACGCAAGGCGCGTCGTACCAGATGGTCACCGACGGGGCCAATTGGTGGATTATCTAGGAGGAATTATGAGCTATCAACCGGCGACCAACATCCAACGGCAGCAGATTTTCACCGGCAGCGGCACGTTCACGCCGAGTGCGGCTCTTCTCCTGAACGGAGGATGGGTCAGTATTCTTGCTGTCGGAGGCGGTGGCGGCGGTGAATCGTCATGGCTCGAAGGGGGGGCGGGACCAAGTGGCGGCGGGGGTGGCGGCTCCGTAGTCCTGCTTTCGATCAGTATTTCTGGGCCGACCACCGTGACGATTGGCGCGGGCGGCGCTGGTGGCGCAGCGGGTTCCGATAATCCCGGATCTACGGGCGGCACCAGCTCTTTCGGTTCCATTTCTGCGGTGGGCGGGGGCGGTGGTGCCCACGGGGAAGGCGGAGCTTCCGGAGCAAGCACATCCGCTTCGGCTGGGGGTAATAGCGGTGGTGGCGGTGGTGGCGGCGGTGGCGCTGGCGGGGCTGCACAACTGTCCGGCATGGCTCTCACGTTTAACTCTGCTCTCGATTATTTCCCATCCCTGCTGAACGGTGGACCAGGCCTTTACGGATATGCTGGCGGCGGCGGCGGGTTCTCTTATTTCGACGGATCTGGATACTCGTATTATGGCCTCGGCTCCAATGGCGGCGGGAGTGCAGGTGCTTCCTCTGGGATCGTCAACGGGCAAGCAAATACGGGGGGCGGTGGCGGCGGGAGCGCGGACATCGCAGTGGCCGGAGGGAACGGCGGGAGCGGCATAATTGTGGTGAGTTGGATCGAATGATCGACTCTCGCACCCTAATTACGGGCATCATGCCCGCCCGTGGCCGTTCGTCCATGGCTGCCGCTTCCCTGGAGTGCTGGTGGCGGCAAACATGGCCGGACAAGGAAATCGTCATCCTGGATGACATCGATCTCCCGGCGTTCCCTGAATTCTTGGCGGCATCGGCAGAAATGGCCGGCTTTGGCGCACAGAGCGCCACCGTGGGCCTTTCAGCGCCCCGGACGACCGATAGCGGCGCCCAGGCGGTGAAGGGCTACAATCGCCCAGGATTGCGATATTTCGCCCTTCCGAACAGGATCACTATCGGGGAGAAGCGGAATCTGGCCTGTTCGCTGGCACATGGCAGCTTTGTGGCTCACGTCGATTCCGATGATTGGAGCGCCGCTGGCCGTCTCCAGGACCAGATGATGCACATGCGCTCAGACGTGTCGTTGGTTGGGTACCACTCGATGTTGTGGACGAATGGATCGTCCTGGTGGCGGTACGATGGGCCGTTGTTCGACGGCGCCTATGGGGCGCTTGGCACATCGTTCCTGTACCGCAAACCCTGGTGGGAGACGCATCACTTCCCACGCGGGCCGGTCAAACGGGTGGATGCTGAGGATAACCCGTTCGTGCAGGCCGCGATGAATGCTGGCGTATTCGTTGGGGTGCCGGCGCGGGAGATGATGGTGGCGCGGATACACCCGGACAATACCAGCCCAAAGTCAACGGGCGGAATGCGATGGCATCCGGTTCAAGATGCTTCCACATTGCAGCGATATCGGGCTATGCTAGGAGAATTATGAACATCCTCGTTACCGGCGGAAACGGATTCATCGGGCGCCACGTTTGCGATAGGTTGAGATCCTTGGGCCACACCCCGACAGTGTTCGACCGGCACGGGTCCACCGTGTCTCCGGCGGCCGGCTTCATCGGTGCTCCCGTCTTCCTCGGCGACACCACGGACGCGGCGGCAGTCTCAGAGGCCGTCTACCACTCCGATGCCGTGATGCACCTTGCTGGCGTCCTAGGGACTCAGGAGACGATCACCAATCCGCTTCCGGCAGTCCAGACCAATATCGTAGGCTCGCTCAACGTCTTCCATGCTTGCGCGCTGCACAATAAGCGGGCGGTCTACATCGCAGTCGGGAATCATTGGATGAACAATCCATACTCGATCACTAAGACGACGGCAGAGCGGTTCGCCCTGATGTTCAATAAGGAGCGCGGCACGAAGATCGCTGTGGTCCGCGGCATGAACGCCTACGGGCCGGGGCAGAAGGCCTGGCCGGTGCGCAAGATCATCCCGAACTTCATCATCCCGGCATTGAAGGGCGATCCGCTGACGGTGTACGGCGACGGGTCGCAGGTCATGGATATGGTGTACGTGGACGACCTAACTGCCGTGCTGTGCGCCGCGCTCCTATTCAACCACGGCGTCTACGATTCGGTGTTTGAAGCAGGAACTGGAACGCCAACAACAGTGCTCCAGATCGCCAAAGAGGTCATCAAACAAGTCGGCGGCGGCACAATTCACCATGTTCCGATGAGGCCCGGCGAGCCGGAGGCGTCCAGGGTGCTGGCGAACCGGGAGACGCTGGCCCCATTCCTGTACTCTGATTTTGCATCTCTGGAGAACGGGGGGCGCGGCTTCATGAGTTTGGCCGGGGCATCGAAGCGACGATTCCGTATTATCGAAACATGCTGGCCCATGCGTAAGACCAACATCATTACCG